TCGATAAAACATTCTGGTGATATGTTCAATGCTATAACTTCTTCTGTTATATACACAGAGACCCGAGGCTGGCTTTTATACATTTTCCTATATTATTTATAAATCCACCTATCAGGTCGTCAATAATTTTGTCAATATCGTGTAATATTTTATTTCTAGCTACCCCCTCAAATTCTGTTAGCTCTAAACGAATTTTCAATTTATACACCTCCATCCATTTATTCATATTTATAATATATAATTAAGAATATGCACTTTTACAATTCTTATTAGAATAACATCATAATAAATAATCATTTAAGGAGGTATCATAATAATGATAGATAGTAAAATAGGATATATTATATGTGAAACCGCTGCTACTGAACATAGAGAAGCAGTTGTTGTTGGTGAAAAAAATAATAAAGTTATTGCTGAAGTAATATTACAAGATATGGACGTTAAAAATAGAAACGGTAGATATTACGCTGAATCTGAATTAAAACCAGAATTAAATAGTCCTAGACTACAAGAGCTTATTAAGACTGGTAACTTAAAAGCTGAATCTGGACATCCAATGTCTAAAGATATAGCAAGACAACAAACAATAGATCCTAATAATGTATGTGCTAAGATACTAAAAATATGGACTGAAGGAAAAGATATTAAAGCTCATGTTAGAGGCACTAATAATCAGCTAGGTGAAGACTTTAATAATGATATACTTGATGGTGAATTTCCATCTTGGTCATTACGTGCATTAGGCACTATTCAAAATACATCTAGAGGTGCTGAAGTAAAAAATATAAAAATAATTACTTGGGATCGTGTAATTTATCCATCACATCAGAGAGCTTATATGACTAAAATAGTATCAGAATCTGCAAATGTTGCTGGTACTAATGTAGCTTTAAAACCTAATGATCCTGGATTAATAATACCTATTACTAATCAATCTGTAATAAATTATATTAAACAAGAATCTACAAATCTTAAAAATGTATTAGAATCATTCGAATTATTATACAACTCAATAGATGTTGTGGATAATGGAAGAAAGGTACAACTAATAGATGAAAATGGTTCTATATTAGTTATAAACTTAGAATCTCATATTCAAAATGAAATAATGAACTATTGTTATGATAATTTCTAAAAAATAAAATAGAGAATAACTATTTTGTTTTTTATTTACATTTGTATTAACATAAAAATAAACAACTCCTTTGCATGTTTAATATATATTTAGCCTACAAGCGTTAATTGCTTGTAGGCTATTTTTATTTTCATTAAATATAATATTCTATTATATTCTTTTTAATATATATAATGACCTACAAGTAATACTTGTAGGTCACATATTTTAATCTACAGATTCGTCTTCTTCATCTTCAATAAATTTAACAACAGTCTTTTTATCCTTCTCTATATAATTATCATCAATAGCTTTCTTGATTTCTTCTTTATTTGATAAATATTTAGAAGGATTCTTCATAAAGAATAAATCTAAGAACGAAGGCTTATTCTTTCTATAAGTTAATGGATTATATAGCATTTTAGATAATCCTTCATATGACAACGATACTATTACTGAAGGATTATTAGTTAATGATTGACTTAATGTTAATAATCTATATGGTTCATTCGGATATTGCCATTGTGGTGTTTCTAATATATTATCAACACTTCGTAATTGATTACTTAATATAACTTCACCATGAACTGCTGATACATTCAGACCACCTTCAATGAATGTTTCAATCAATATCTGTAATATTTGATGTCTATCTAATTCTTTTACAACAGCAGATTTATCTATAATACTCTTAATCTTGTCCAAAGATACAGATAAATCAGAGTTCTGTATTTCTATTATGAATAGCGGACAATCATATAAATGTTTAAGTTTTATAGATAATTTTCCATCATATTCAACAGCCTTTTCTCTTATAATAGTATTTAATTCAGGTGTTATAAATAGATTGTCACAATCCATAGTATGAATATCATNTACCTCTCCTGTTGGAGATAATATTTGAAATTCTGTTNCATACTCATTGAATCTTCTATGATCTTCATCGTTATCATCATATTCACTAATAAGAACTATTTCTCCTATTAGTAATCTGTATTCATCCAGATTTAATGAATCGTCTGAAGTAATTTTTATGATATCGCAATCCAATTCACAGAATCTTTGGAAATCTGGTGACCATTTAATTTTCTTTATTGAGGATTCTAATAAATGTTTAGCTGATAGCATTCGCTGAGTTAATTTAGAAGATATTTCCTCTGCAGCTATCTTTCCTATATTTATATCATTATTTGTATATGCTAAATCACCATAACATCTATAACAAATACCATGACCTCTTGCATGGGATGCACAAGTCATTGGAGATCTCAAATATATGGTCTGTCCTATTAATTCTTTATTATTCTTGAGTAGATATTCTTGTCCTTTTGGATTTAATCTATAGTATCTATTCTCAAATCTCTCTAATATCTTTTCATCTTTTATAAATACTTCTTGGAAGTTTTGTGAGTCGCATACATAATTAGGATCTGGATGAATTATTGTATCATAATTATTCAACCCTAATAATCTTGCAAAATAACCAGATATACCTACGTTTCCTTCAACTATAATCTGAGCAACTCTACCGCCAGACTCTTCTATAAAGAATGACACTATATCATTTACACCACCAGTTAAGAAGTTAGTATTGATTACTGTTGGATATACACCACCTCTACCATCAGGTTTGGTTCCTATATTAATTGCAACTTCTTTAAACTGTTTTGGGTTAACACCTTCACCAGCTCTAAAGAAATCAGCTAAACAATGATCAGAATTCTTTATGATATCAATCATATTATTAACATATTTCATTCCTACAGCTTTTACTTCTTCTAATGGTACCTGAGATAAATCTGCATGTAATAATTTATCAAATTCTGGATTGGTTCTCATGAGTTTAACAAAATCTTCTAAGTTTATAGTATTAGCTAAATATCCATTAAACTCATCTATATAACACCATTTAAACATCATATCATCAATCATATTATTTAATTTCATATTTGGTATTAATTTACGTTTCTCTTCTAAGAAGAAGTTATCTATATATTTCTTAATACTATTTTGAGTTATTGCTTTTTCAAAGAATAAATGTTTTGGTTCTAAATGGATATCTGCTTTGATTATCAAATCCCACATAATTACATTACATAATAAATCTTGTAATGATAAATCTATATCGATACCGTCATCAAATATTACTTTTACAAAAGCTTTTTGAACTTCTTCAAGTTCTATCCCATCCCTGAATATATTTAATATCCAAAAGAAATGCTGATCAATATTATCTTTAGTAAAATCTTTTGTATAAATTGTCATTTTTCCTGTTTTGATCAATTCAGCATATGGACCATAATTATTAAAATTCTCTAACATTTAAACAACTCCCTTTCATTTATACTATTATTGTCACTATAATAATATATGATTATAAATATAATTGTTCTTATAGTATAAGTTAAACATATATGATTTTTCTACAATATTTCATATAATAAGAAAAAGAATAGGAATAAATCCCATTCTTTATATCTTTAATATATTGCTATAATTATTTGTATCATTCATTTTATATAATCCTATAGACTCTAACGGGAAATTCTTAAGATTATCATTTATTATAATTGGATAATTAATAAATTCCAACACCCAATCTGGAAGTTCAGCATTCTTTGGAACAGCTATTGCTGTTATACCTTTTTCAAAAGGTTTCTCGTTTAATAAACTTATTACTTTTTCATAAGCTTCTAGATTTATTTCTTTTAACTTATTTACATTCTTTGGAGTTATATCTACTTTTACTATATCAATACTATTTCTAGCTTCTAAATCTATAGCTTCAACTCCTTCATCTCTAANTNTGTTCCAAACATAACTTGCTTTGATACCACTTATTCTAAATGGATCCTCATAGCTATTCATTGATTTAATGGTTACAGGTTTATAATATTCTTTATTCTTACTCATCAATGAATTAAATATTTCTTTTTCTACCTTTGCTAAATCTTTAAGTACTCTTAATTGGTCTATATCGTCAGCCATTAATATATCTTCATATAATATTTCTTGCAACTTTTCTTGAGTCTTATCATTTAATGTAGATTTAGCTATAGGTAAACCTTTAATATCTAACCATCCATTTAAAAATTTACCTTCTTGCAATTCCTGTATAGATGCATAGTTCTTTTTTGCTAAAGTTATTAATACCCTCTTGAATAAGAANTCATTCTTCATTATTAATAGACATTTCTTGGTTGGGTCATATGAATTAGAATTTTGAGTGTATTTACACATATAATCATTTATAAGCTTATATGCACAATACGCTATAATATTTATTATAGAATATCTTACACCTTCTTGAGGAATAATATTTAATACATTCATTCCTTTATGAATTGAAACTATCTCATCATCAAAGAAGTTGTATTCTTGGTCATCCTCAACAAAATCTATAACTTTTAACTTATCTGCATCTCCAAACTCATCAGTTTCTAAGAATGAAATAGGTCTTAAAACTTCCTTTTTAATCTTCATAGGTACATCTTTTACCTTCTCTAATACGAATCTATACCATGGGTCGAAAGATACAATATTACTATCAGTATCTACTATAGCTACAACTTTACGTATCATATTTTCAGCTCTATCTAATCTATCTATTATTTGATGACCATAATAAACATATTCTTTTATTAAATCTAAGAACTCGTCCAATTCTACTTTAATCTCATCTGGAACTTTATTTGGGTCTAGGAATGGTTTATTTAATTTTTGAAGTATATAAATCAATGCATTGGTCATTGATTTATTGTCAACAAAATCATATAGATTGTTCTTATAATATAATCTGTTCCAATCTTCTTGTTTTAATCTACTGAATATTTCCCATACTATTTCTAAATCTTCTTGAGATGGAATATATTCAAATCCACATGTCATCATAACTTTATTAAATGCTTCAGCCATAGTAATATCTCTATCTAATATCATTTTATCATCAAATTGTCTTTCTTCATTTACTACATTATCTATAAATGTAATAATTTCATTCAAAGATCCAAATAAAACATTATTTGCTAGTAACATTTCAAATTGAAGCATTGCTGATGATATACAGGACCTACCTTGAACTGTAATGGAAGATGCAATATTAACATTATAATATAAACATGATACTTGCCCGATACTACCATATAAAGCATTTGCATCTACTTTAGCTAGTAGCTGAAGTAGATTATATTTTTCAAATTCTTCTGAACCTTTTGGATATTTAAACATTTCTTTCTTATAAACATCTCTACCTTCCATAAAGGACTGAATCATTTTTGATAATGGATTTGGAACTTCTCCATGCTTCTTAAATAGAACACCATATGCTGTAATTATAGGTTCTCTGGTTAATATATATTCAGCCATTTCTATTAATGTAGTATTTACATTTTTATTCTTATAATTATTCTCTAAAATAACCTCAGAATTTTTGCATCTCTTTAAGATTGAATAATTTATAGCATCATCTAATTCTTTATATGATAAATTAGGAAAAGAGAGGTGCAGCATTCTATGTGCAACTCCTTTATATTTATTAACCACTTCTAATTTGGTCAAATTCTGCATGATTAAACACATCCTTTTCATATTATTATTTCTATGTTCCTGTGATTTTATTTTTTCACTAACCTCCTTACTTTAATATAAAATATAATTATATATTATATAAGAGATAATAATATATGAAAGGATGATTTTAATGTCAAATTTCTATGGAAAAACAACATCAAATATAGTAAGGGTTGGTGATAAGGAGAAGTTTAAAGAAATAATAAACTCAATACCAGCATCAGGTATTATTAAATTCGAAGAAGGAACTGTAGACGGTTCAATATCATTTTATTGTGACGGAATAATGGAATTAGATATAGATAATGTATTATGTAGTCAAGAAGAACTAATAACTGAAATTCAAAATATATTACTAGATAATGAATTTCTGGTAATAAAGGAAATAGGATATGAAAAATTTAACTTAGAAGCAAGAGCATACATTATACACAGAGAAGAAACTGATTATGTAGATTTTAATGAAATATTACAAGACAGAATAGAGCATTCTATTTATAATAAAATTAATCTATAAAATCATTTAATAAAAAATGGGAGGTAATTAAACATGGGAATAAGCAATCATTCAATATTCTTATTAGAAGACGGAACAGTAAGAACAGTAGGAGATGATTATTTTGGACAATGTGGTACTGGTAAAACT